ATGAACTGTGATTGTTCGTACTCACGAGCCATGATACCCAAAGTAGCTGTAGGAACAAAGTTCAAGTCAGCTGAAGGATAACGCTCAGGGTCGAACTGCATGAAGCGGAAAGCTGCCTTCTTAATAAAGGGAGACAGGAAGTCCTCTTGGAAGTTCGTGAGAGTACGCTTATTCTTCTTAATCAGAGAAGCGACAGCCATCGAGATACCACCTTGGGAGGCATCACGAGAGACTTGGCTAATCATGCCATTGGTGTCCATAGTACCAGTAGCTTGCAACAACATACGTTCGAAGTTCTGAGCTGCTGCTGGAGCATTACCGTCTGTAGTACCGAACTTAAACGGCATCATGATCTCAGCCGGATTACCGTTAGTCAAGAGAGCCTTACCCGGCTTCACTTCAAACTTAGCACCTCGTGGGAGACGAGTAGCATCCATAGCGATCATTGGAGAGGTCGTAAGGGCCAGAGAATCCAAATAGGCACGGTACTGTGCGTCAATGGCTTTCTGCATGTTGTAGGCCTTCTCGACCACACCACGACCCAATAGACGGTTAGGAACTGTGTCATCCTGATAGGACATGACAGGACGATCCTTCATCATGTAAGGATTCTCTTCAGCTTTCAGGAGCATGTTACCGTTAGCGATAACGATAATAGCCTCCACCAAGTCACAATACTCATCAGCTGTGGAATCTTCAGGGAAGAGATCTACAACATCCTTTTCTGTACCTAAAGAGTCAAGGAGTTCACGAGGAACCAAACCGTAGTAAGTCAACATCGTTGCTTTACCGTCTTGATACTGACGTACTTCCTGAGTAGCCTCAAGAGTCTCATCGTCCATGTAAGCGCTAATGTCCACCTTACGGTAGATGTCAGCCTCCATACCAGCTACGATCTTATGCAAACTAACTGGCTTCTCAATAGCCACACCCATACAGTCATCCACCGATGTACCGTTAGGATCAAACAAGAAGTTCTTAGGGTTGATAGGATTCAGAGTAACGGAGATACGGTCAGTCTCATGCACGCCAATGGCTGCTTGACCTTGTACGCCGGGAATAGCCTGAGTTCCGGGAGTGTATTCCTTAACTGTCTTAACAACCAGTTCACCAATACCTGTACCGTAGATCTTAGCCATCAAACCAATCTGGTCGATACTCTTACGAATCTTGTCCTTGGCAAAGTCCTCCATCATCTGTTGCTTCAACTGCTCAACATCAATAGGAGAGCCGTTAACGTCCTTAACATCATCCTTGATGTCAAAGTACTCACCTTGACCAAAGATGGCCTCCATGATCTCAGCGTGGCTAGTCTCTACAGCTTGCTGAGTGGCAGGGGAGATGATACGGCTACGCTCTGAGTCACGGGTGGCATCTGAGGCATCCCATTGACCACGGAAGATACGCTCGTACTCTTCATAATTGGACATGTAATTATTATCACGCCAATCACGCCACCTTTCGCAATGATCCATCACCCAAGTGACTAGCTCTTTGTCGTTCTCCGTTGGTTCCTCAAAGGGAGGAGCAGCTTTCTCATTTTCCATATCAGCCATTAGTATATATCCTAATTAAGATTGTTCGCACTATAACAGAAAAGTATTACTCTGTCAACTATTATTTAATATCAATATCCACTGATAACGTCAAGAACTTCGTGTTCGTCTTCTTCATAGTCCTGCTGGTACGTAGTCAGAGCTAACTGGTCACAATAAGAAAGCGAGTCAACTAAGTCATCGTGTACGCCAGCAGTAGGAAACATACAGATCTGATCCCAAGCTTCAGTCCACTCCTCGTTTTCGTTAAAGGAGATCCTACCGTGCTCAAAGCGTCCCTGTAAGGCCCAGACAACACGATCTTGCTTTCTCTTATTACCATGAGTTAGGTCAGAAATATGAGCGTATACGTTGTTTTTACGCATTAGGTCATGTAGGTAAGGGGACACAGCGTTTTTTAAAGCGCCCTTCTCGATGCCTACAGCAACTGGCTGATACTCACGGACAGCTAAAAGGATCTTAGATGCTGTGGCTCTAATGTCCCTACGACCGTGCTCAATCTTCTTAACCCACCAATCCCCATAGTCCATAATCTTAACGATTGAGATAGCCGTTTCATCCAATCTGGACTTAGTTGCATTAGGGTTTTTACCTACTTCCTCAAAGCCAGCTAAGTCAATAGCTATTACGTAAGAACCATACTGAGGCTCAGGAGCTTTCTTCAGCCAAACTTCCTTAAAGACATCCTGACCTGCGTTATCGAACGAAGCCATAAACTCCTGCTTAAAGGAGAAAGAACTTAAAGTCTTCTTAGCTGATTCAATCTCAGCAGGGTCGATAGTAGGGTTATCAAAGGTGGTCTTATGCCAAGATTTCCAATCCTTATCATCACCGTCCAGACCTACCTTGTAAAGATCATAGAACCAGTTACGACCACTAGGCGAGCTAATGAACCAAGCTCCACCTTTCAAGTCAGATAAGGCAGGACGTATGATTCTAGACCAAAGGTTATCATCCTTGATAAAGGCCGCTTCGTCAATGACAGCAAAGTGAAGCTTTAAACCTCGCAGGGTATCAGGGTTCTCAGCTGACCGCAAATGAATCTTGACACCGTTCACTAAGGTGATGTCCATAGAGTTCACATGGGCAGACTTAATTACCTCTCGTCCCTGCTCTAGAATAGCTTCCCAAGCAATCTGCCTAGTTTGGGCTTGGGTAGGACCGACATAAAGAACAGCAGAGCCAAAAGGAGCTTCAAGACCAGCAGCAATGATTTTCTTAATTGATAGATTACTTTTACCACACCTACGTCCTGCTGCAATAACTTTAAAACGCTCAGGGGCTTGCCAGACCTCAATCTGCCAAGGGAGCAACGACCAGTTCAGATTAGCCATAACACCATTCTTTATTTCCCGGCTTCTTCAAAATGCCCTTACAGGCTTTGATGATAGAGCTGGTATCTACGCCCTCTGATTTACTAGCGTCAGCTGCTGAACCATATAAAATACCTGACGTAACACAGAGTATTTTCTTCTTTTGTTTTTCACGGATAAATGTTAAATGTGCTGCACTTTTTGCAGCTCTGTCTGTAGATTGTTTACGGCCTTTTAAAGCTCTTGACATATTTGCCTTGCATTCTTCTGATCGAGGAATACCTAGCAAGCGCTGTCGGATAGTTTCTTTTTGTTCTGCTGTGCGCTTTGTACCGGAGGAACAACCCTCATCTGCAATATTCACAAGTTTACCAATGTCACGGAAGATGCTAATCAAAAGCTTCTCGTGAGCTAAAGCTTTTTTGTCTGTATCCCATTCAGCTAAGACTTCTACGGTAAAACCACCATGCTTGGCGACTTTATACCCCCAGTACCGATTACGGCTACACGATTGCCAAGCCCTACGTCTTTGGCCTTTACCAATATAGAACAGTTCCTTAGTATCAGCGGTGTAATGTGCGTAGGTGTAGTACATCAGTATTTCTCTTCAATATCAGTAACATCATACACTATTTCTTCTGCTTGAACAATAGGAGAGGAAAGACTAGAGATATTAATACTGATCTGTGGTATCCCTCCATTACCATTTCCTTTAGCTGTATCGAACGTGGAAGCAGGGACAATACGGTCAAGGACTAGCTTCATAGCTGCCATCTGACCCGAGTGTTCATCATTTAAAGCAATTTCAAATACTTTTTCTAAAACTCGAACACTCTTAGGGGAAGCCAACATACGAGCTTTGAACTCATCCATGATAGCCTTATCACCCTTGGGACGCCCCAACGTACCTCTATTCTTAGACTTCTTGGCTACAATCTCACCCTTCTTTGGGCGACCCCTACCCCGTACTTGTATCTCTTGGATTTCCATGTTTACCCTTTCTAAGGACATAGACACTAACTAATAATAGACAACAAACAACATAAATATCAATAGTTGACAAAGAACTATAAAGGTACTTAAGGGGAACTTTAATGAAACTTATTAAAGTAGTTTTAAGTAAGTTTATAATTATAGAGTAGAAGTCAGTAGTAAAACTACACTATTGTTTAATACACCTTTGTGAACACCTTAGTCACTTAGGAAGGAACTCAGTAGAAACACCCGTATTGAATCTATAGAGAACATTGTACTCATGTGTTTCTAAGAAGTCAAGCTTTATTTACACTATTTAGTATTTATTTTATAGTCTTTGATGTCTACTCACTTCATAGGCCTCTTGTGGACAGATTAGGCTCTCAAGTGACCCTATGATGGGCTGTTGTGTCCAGATTATCTCCTATGTACTGACTTGTCCCTAATTAATTAACTAAGCTATTGATTCTATTGTCTTTTCTTTTACAAATAAGGATCATCTTAATAGTTCTTTTTTGTATACTTAATTCTCTTTTTTGTATACTTAAAAGACATTCTTCTATTCTCTTTTTTGTG